CCTCGAAGCAGCAATTACGCCGACAGGTACGGCAAGTTCTCCCGCAACTCTTTCAGAGCGGGATTTGTTTTTACAGGGCTGGAACACGCCCTAACCACTACGAGCAGTGGTTTAAACACCGCCCCTCGTTGGTCAAGTGCCTGCCATAGAGCAGGTTTTTTTACGCCCTGAAACAAGATGTCTATCGAATCAACCACGGATCAAGTACCCACAGAAGCAGAACAACTCGCTGCCGGATTCAACGACTTGCCAGTCGCTGAAGTCCCACAGGGAGAGCAGACAGCGGAGGAAAAGACCGTAGAGCAAGGAGTAGCTTCGGCAGAAGTTCGCAGAGTTGATCCAAGAGGACTTGGCAACTGCGTATGTCCCTGCAGAGCAACCCGCTCCCGCAGAGAAACCATCCATCGATCCCGCCGAATTGGAGCAACGCTTCCAAGCCAAGCTGGAGGAAGAGATGCAGCGCCTCGCCGTGAAGAACGAGATGCGCGAGCTATCCCGCCGCCACAAGGATTGGGAAACCGTTGTCCGAAGCGAAGACTTCTCGAAGTGGGGTTCCACCTTGCCAGCGCAAGAGTGGGAGTCGCTTCGCAGCAGCAACGACGCAGACGAGATCGCCAAAGGATTGGATTCCTACAAGGACTTCGCAACCAAGGCTCAAGCGAAAGCATCCAAGCAACAGAGCGCGAACAAACGCCTCGAAGCAGCAATTACGCCGACAGGTACGGCAAGTTCTCCCGCAACTCTTTCAGAGCGGGATTTGTTTTTACAGGGCTGGAACACGCCCTAACCACTAGAAGGAAATTTTCATTATGTCTATGCAAGGTTTTAACCTTTCCCCCGGACGGATCGCCAAGTTCAAGGGCCAAATCCTGAAGCACGCCATCCCCGTCGAAGTCCTCGGTATCACCGGCCAGCAAATCGCTATGCCTGAGAAGTCGAGCGACACCATCGTGATGCGTCGTTGGTTGCCCTTCGGCGGCACATCCGGCGCGCCGAACCAGTTCTTCCAGAACGGCACTGGCGACCGTGGCAATGCCTACGCTCAAGCTGCCCTGACCCAAGAAGGTGTGACACCTCCTCCAGACTCTCTGGTCCCTCAAGACGTGACGGCCGTGCTGAACCAGTACAGCGTGCTGTACGGCGTGACCGACAAGACCGTGAGCCTGTACGAAGATGACATCCCCAGCGAGATGATTCGTCAAACCGGCGAGCGCGTGGGCCTGATCCGTGAGATGGTTCGTTACGGCGCACTGAAGGGCTGTACCAATCAGTTCTATGGCGGCACTGTCACTACCCGCGCAACCGTCAACGGCGCTGTGACCCTGAACTTGCTGCGCAAGATCACTCGCTCGCTGCGTCAGAACCACGGCAAGGTGATCCGCACCGCTCTGGCTGCTGCTCCTGAGTTCGCAACCGCCCCCGTTGAAGCTGCGTTCCTCGTGTTCGGTCACACCGATCTGGAACAAGACTTCCGCGATCTGCCCGGCTTCAAGCATGTGGCCGAGTACGGTCAGCGCAAGCCGATCAACGAGTACGAGTTGGGTTCTGTGGAGAACTTCCGCATCATCCTGTCTCCCGATCTGCCTTCCATCCAAGACGCTGGCGCTGCCGTTGGCTCTCTGGGTCTGGCTTCTACCTCCTCTTCCAAGATCGACGTGTACCCGTTCATCGTCGCTGCTGAAGATGCATGGGGCCAAGTGATGCTGCGTGGTGCCAACTCTCTGGACCCCACCTACATCGCTCCCAAGCAGAAGGACAAGAACGATCCTCTGGGTCAGCGCGGCTACATCGGCACCTCCTTCTGGATGCAGTGCGTTGTGCTGAACAACGGCTGGATGGCTGTGGGCAACGTCGGCGCGAAGAACCTGAGCTAAGGGGTAGTTGAATGACTCAACCTCTTGCACAACGGCTGAACGGGATTCCCGATCAGCAGACTGGCCGTGCCCTCGGCCCGATTGCACAGGCGCTTTATGACCGCCTGAGTTCGCAAATGTTTTTCAACGCAGCCCCGGTCATTTCAGTCGGTGGCTCTGCGGCTGCGAAGACTGCTGCGTCC